ACTGATCGACCGCGAGAAGCTGACCGTCGAGGACGTCGCGCGCATTTTCGGTGTGCCGCCGTATATGGTCGGCCAGATCGAGAAGCAGACGAGCTTCGGCAGCGGCATCGAGCAGATGAGTACCGGTTTTGTCCGGTACACGCTCGGGCGGCACATGACGAAGATCGAGCAGGAGATGCAGCGCAAGCTCGGCCGGCGCGGCAAGACCAGCATTGCGTATGACGCGTCGGCGCTTCTGCGCGGTGATACGAAGTCGCGTTACGACGCCTACCGGAGTGCTCTCGGTCGCGCTGGCGAGCCGGGATGGATCCGGCAGAACGAGGTGCGCAAGCTGGAGAACCTGCCGCCGGTGCCAGGCGGCGACACACTATTTAATGGACAGGTTGATGCCCAATCGAATCCTCAAACTGATTAACGACAATCGCCAGTCGCCGCGACGATTCGAGGTACAGGCGAGTGCGGACGGCGACGCGACGATCTACCTGTACGACGTGATCGTGTCCGACGACTGGTACGGTGGCGTCTCCGCGCAGACGTTCGTGCAGCAGCTTGCCCAGATCAGTGCGCCGAACATCCACCTGCGCATCAATTCGCCGGGTGGCGACGTATTCGCAGCGCGTGCGATGGAGGCGGCGATCCGGGAACACCCGTCCAACGTCATCGCGCACGTCGACGGCGTGGCGGCAAGCGCAGCCAGCTTTATCGCGATTGCCTGTGACGACGTCGTGATGGCCGAAGGGGCGTTCTTCATGATCCACCGCGGATCGTGTCTCGCCTGGGGGACCGGCGGCGATCTGCGCGAGACGGCCGCGCTGCTCGACAAGGTGGATGCTTCTCTGGTGACTTCCTATGCAAACAAAACTGGCAAGTCTGCGGACGATATTGCCGCATGGATGGATGCCGAAACGTGGTTCTCCTCGGCTGAAGCGGTCGAACTGGGTTTTGCCAACTCGGTGGCATCAGCGGCAAGCGGCGCGGCACCTACCAATGCGGGGCGCTGGAACCTGTCGGCCTATTCCAATGCGCCGGTTCTGGCACCCGGCGAACCGGCGCCGCCTCAGTCGTCGGCGAAGCCACCGCCCTCAGCAGGCGCCCCACCTCCGCCGAAACCGGTAACCGACATTGCCGCGCTCAGGCGTCGGCTGCAGCTAACCGCATCTCTCTGACGCCTCCCGCGTCGCAACGAAGCCGCCCATGGGCGGCTTTATTTATTTGTGAAGGAGCAATATGCCCATCAGCATCCAGCAACTGCGGGAGCGTCGTGACGCCACCGCGAAGAACCTCAACGCACTGCTCGAAAACAACCCGGGCGACAAGTGGGGCGCCGACCAGCAACGCGTCTATGACGAAGGCATGGGCGACATCGAGCGCGTGACCGCCGAGATCAAGCGACACGAAAACCTCATGCAGCAGGTCGCGGCCAATGCGCTGAACGGCGACACGACCGACCTGGTGAACCAGCACGTACGTGCCGGCGGCCAGTCGGATGAAACCCGCGCGCTGCGTGCCTATCTCGGTGGCGGCGTCGCGGCGCTCGCTCCGGAGGACGTGCAGCGCATGCGTGCCCGGGTCAATCCGGACATCAGCAATGCGATGCGCACGACGCCGCAGGCCGCGATGTCGACGACGGTTCCGACCGAGGGCGGCTATACGGTCGCAACCGAGTACTACACGCAGCTCACGCAGGCGATGCGCGCGTATGGCGGCATTCTGAATGTCGCGACCGAAATCGCATCGAGTACCGGCGCAGACATGAATTTCCCGGCGGCCGACGCGACGGCTGAAATCGGCGAAATCGTCGGGCAGAACGCGCCGGTATCCGCAAGCGACACGCAATTCCAGAACCTGTCGCTGAGCGTCTTCAAGTACTCGTCGAAGAAGATCGCCGTACCGTTCGAACTGCTGCAGGACAGCATGTTCGATATCGAGGGCTACATCAACGCACTGCTCGCCGTGCGTATCGGCCGGATCACCAGCCTGCATTTCACGAAGGGCACGGGCAACGGCCAGCCGAACGGCATCGTGACCGCGTCGGGTGCCGGCAAGGTCGGCGCTGCCGGATCGGTGGCAACCGTCGCTTATGACGATCTGGTCGATCTCGAACACAGCATTGATCCCTCATACCGTAACGGCGCAAAGGTCGGCTTCATGATGCATGACGATTCGATCAAGGTCGTGCGCAAGATCAAGGACGCACAGGGCCGTCCGGTCTTCGTGCCGGGTTACGAGCAGGGCAACCCGGGTGGCGCACCTGACCGGCTGCTGAACCGTCCCATTTACGTGTCGCAGGAAATGGACAAGATGGCGGCGAATTCGAAGTCGATCCTGTTCGGCGACCTCAGCCGCTATTTCGTGCGTCGCGTGATGGACCTGACGCTGTTCCGCATGGCCGATTCGAATTTCATCCTGAACGGCCAGATCGGCTTCGTGGCGTTCAACCGCCAGGGCGGCAACCTGATCGACGTCGGCGGCGCTGTCAAGTACTACCAGAACGCTGCAGCCTGACCGTTGACCCGTTCGTGCATGGCGGCGTTGCCGCCGTGCTGTCGGCATTTGAAGGAGTTTTGATGGAACCGAATCAGGAAGGGCTCGCCAACGGCGAGGGGCAGGAGCCGGGCGATGAAGCGCAGCCGCCGATCGACGAAGCACAGCCGCCCAAAGCGACTTTGCGCTCGCGTCAGTCTGTAGCCGCTCGCGTACTGGTGGCGTGTGAACACGGCGAGCCGAACGATGTAGTGACCTTGCCTTATGGCGCTGCACGGGCGGCGGTTAGTGCGGGGCGGGTTGATCCCGATTCGGACGCGGTGGCTTATGCGTTGAGCCTGAAACAGTAGCGGGGAGCGAGCATGGGACGCAAGGTGACGAAGCCACCGGCAGAGGAAGCGATCACGCTGGAAGCCGCGCAGCAGCACGTTAAGGCTGATCCGGACGACGATAACGACGTGATCCTCCGGCGTGCGATCGTCGCGGCCCGTGAGCGTGTCGAACATGAGCTCGGGCGTCCGCTACTACCGCAGACCTGTGAGGCCCGTTTCGACGGGTTTTCACGCAGGCTCGCCTTGTGGCAGGACGTCGGGCGTGTTGTCTCGGTGAGCTATGTGGACGATACCGGCGCAACCGTTGTGGTCGATCCCGGGCGCTATTACCTGACCGGCGCGGCATGGCTAAACGTGACGGGGAGCTTGCCTGCCGCCCGGGAAGTGATTGCGGTGTTCGAATGCGGCGCATTCGAGCCCGACTCAGTACCGGAATCGATCGTTGAGTGGATGCTCCTGCAGGTAGGTGCCATTCACGAAAGCCGGTCCAGCGTCGACACCATGCAGACGTACGAACTGCCCGGCCACTTCGTCGACGGGTTGATCGACCGTTACCGCTTTTACTCGATCTAGCCATGAATATCGGAAAACTGAATCGCCGGGTGTCGCTGCAGGCCTTGAAGCCGACGCAGGATCCGGCAACCGGCGAACCCGGACATGAATGGACGGAGATCGCGCGACCATGGGCAAATATCAGGTTCCTCAATGGGCGCGAATTCGCATCTGCCGGCGCCGAGGTATCGAAAGCGACGGTGAGCGTGCGGATTCGCTATCGGGAAGACGTCGCGGCCAGCATGCGCGTCGTGTTCCGCGAGCAGATCTACGACATCGTCGCTCCACTTCCTGACGAAACCGGCCGTGCCTTTGTCGACCTGGCCTGCACGACAGGTGCCTCGCAGGGGTAGTTGCCATGATGACCTATCGGATGTCGGGTTTCACTGAGATCGAAGGCTGGTTGCAGGCACTGCCCGAGAAGGTTGGCGAGCGTGCCCTGCGCAGTGCCGCGAATGCCGGCGCAACGGTTATCAAGGACGAAGTGGTCCTGCGTGCACCGCAGAGTTCGGGACGGTTGAAGCGGGCGGTTTATCAGAAGCATATTGATGAGCGCTCGGGTGAGACCAATCAAACGTACTTTGTCGGGGTACGTCAGGGAACAAAAACCGCTGCAGGCAGGAAGGATCTCGCGAACGACGCCTTTTACTGGCGCTTCGTTGAATACGGCACCTCGAAGAAGCCGGCGGAAC